ATCTTAGCCGTTAGCTTCATGGGTTTGACTCGGTATGTAAAATCTGGATGCCAAGGAGGTTCTGCTACAGCATCTAAGTCAAACCAATCTGTAACAATTTTGATACCTTTCCCTTGCCAAACTTCAATTTTGATACCTTTCCCTTGCCAAACTTCATTAGTCCCAACCTCCCGCTGTGCTTTCCACAATGCGCGCTCTGCTGCGTGAGGTAGTAGTTGCGGTACTTCGCGGTAGCGTTCCTCACTCTCAATAAAATTTTTCCCTGCATAAGGCTTCCATGATCCATCGGCAAATTTTTTTTCAAACTTTACCCCAGCCGCTTGCCTCTGCCGATTTCGTTCGCGCCATGATTCTGTTTTATCAACTCCATATTCATGTAATGCCTTCAATACAACTTTTCGTATTTTTTCAGCGTCACTTTTTAATTCTTGATTTATCTCAATAGCCCTGAAATGATCCGGGAAATCTATGTTTGCCGTCCATATCCCACTGTCACTTTGAACAATAGTCCCAATTGTTGCTTTTTTTAACTCACTCATAATTTTATCCTCTCTCTTAAAATGTCTGCTTCTTTTTTGCCCAACGTTTGGGCAGTTCCAACATCAACCCCATATTGCAAATAGAACCTTCTTTGAGCCTCTTGGATGCTGTCCCCTTGGGCTGTTCTGACACCTCCCCATTGAGCCATGACAACCCTCAAGGCTTCTTGCGACTCCTTCTTCTCCCGGTGTTTTTTCCTGAGCGCCCCGATAATCTCAGGTGTAGCCCCGTATGGAAATTTAATCTCCGAGTCAATATCACCACGCATTTTGGCCAAAGCTTCTGGTGAAAGCTCGTATAAGTCTCCCTCAACCTCTTCAGGCGATGATCTTCCGGCAGGTTCAGGCTTATGACCACAGTATGGGCAACTGACGTAAAACCTCTCATATGCAGCCGTACACTTAACGCAAGAGCGAGTAGGAATGACATGGCGCAATGTCGTTGAAGCCTTTCTATCTCTTCTGTCGAGGGTCCATTCGCGGTAAGCGTCTGGCAAACCATGCCTGTGGACGTTCCCCACGTGATCGATGATTGTTGCATGAGTTTTCCCTTCGAAAACTCGAAGCCCGCGCCCAAACTGTTGGCTGAACACACCGAAACTTTCAGTAGGACGCCCAAGGCTAACAACCTCAACACCGGGCACGTCCGTACCTTCGCTAAACAAGTCAACATTGACCAGGTTCCAAATATCTTTTGCTCTAAAGCGCCTTAACAATTGTTGCCTCAGCTGACCAGGCGTGTTGGAAGTAACCACTTCCGCAGGAACCCCGGCTTTACGATAAGCTGCTGCTTGCTCAATTGCCGATTGAACGTCTACACAGAACGTTATACCCAGCTTACCGTAGGCTAATTTGACATAATGCCCGACAATATCCCCCATGATCGTAGATCTATGAACAGCATCGGCCAGCTTAGGTTGCGAGAAATCTCCGCTTGGAGTTATTGGAACGTTGCGTAAATCAAGGTCGGAGGGTGGCGCAAAGATTCGATAATCACACAACCGGCCAAGCTCAATTAACTCTCTCATTCCAAGGCCGACGACCATGTCATCCATGTAGCCGTCGTGGTGTCTACCTAGGCCAAAACCGTCAGCCCGACATGGAGTGGCACTTACCCCAAGACCTCTGGCGTTGGGGAACATGGCCATCGCTTTACCCCACTTATTGCGCTTGAGAATATGATGCGCCTCATCCATAACAGTGAGAGTCACCTTGTCCATCCATGCGGCCTTCGGCATTCTAATCAGAGTATCAACCCCAGCTACAGCGCAATGATTATTTGGGTCGATATAGTTTCTTTTTAACTCACTTAGGTGCATTGATGTGCAAAGCTGCGCGATGGCTGGCGGGGCAATAATCCTATGCCTCTGGCCATTTCTAGCTAAAGCCATGCTTATCTGCGTGACCAACTCTTGACGATGGGCGATGGCGATGGTCGGCGTTGCAAAATTATCCCGGATGACATCAGCAAAAATTACAGTCTTTCCTGATCCGGTTGGCAGTACCAGCAGAGTATTTTGCGCGCCGTTAACCCACGATTGATGCACTTTAGCCTTTGCCTCTAATTGATCTGGGAATAAACGGATCACTTTAATTTAAAATAATAGTTGACGGAATGCACATATTCGTCTAATCTTCGAATTGTGTCAAGCGTAATTTAATAATTATTTACAGGAGAAAATATCATGGGTTTAAATATCGGACTTACAGACATTGGAGCAATGAGCGATAAAGATTTGGCGTCAGCAATAAAAATTATAGTTGCCGCTAGAGGTTTGGAGGTAAGTGAGTTTTTTACGAATCATGGAGCTGTGCAACGGGAGGTACATACTGTTTCCACAGAAACACCTAACACTAACGTTGTAGTGACCCCCATTCCCGTACCCGCAGCGCCAGGACTTGACCTTGATTCCGCTGGATTGCCGTGGGATGGTCGCATCCACAGTGACAAGAGAACAAAGGTGGCAGAAGGTACATGGAAGGTTAAGCGAAACACCCCACCTGAGTTGGTTGAATCAGTACTTAGAGAACAAAAAATTGCAATGGGTCACTCTGACGTTCCGCCGCCAGTGCCATCTCCTTTAAGCCCACCTCCGACCGTTATTTTTGGGCAATCTGTACCTGGTGTGACAACTCCATATACACCTGAGACATATCCGAACATGAATATGCCCGTGCCGGTTGTTCCAGCAGCCCCTTTTGTAGACAATGCGGTTCCCCCTGCCATCCCGGTTCCCACTACGCAATCGGTTGGTGTTGCGACTGGTGCATCCCCCAGTAATCCTGCAACATTTGAGAGATTGATGACCGTTATAACTCCAGCTTTCGCTCAAGGTTTGGTCAACTCAGACAGTATTGCTAAAGCTGTAGCCTCTGTTGGCTTGCCATCCCTGCCAATGCTTGCCCATAGGCCGGACCTGGTATCCACAGTGGCCATTGCTTTGGGTTTGACGTTATGAATTGGGTGAAGTGGCGCTTACTCATAATATTTCTGGCTGTCATTGGGGTCATCTTAAGCTTAACTTACTCCAAGTTGTCCGGTGTTATTTTTACCGGGATCGCCGTCCTCTTATTGCCGCTCTCTTATGTTGGAGATAGAAAGGATGAACCATGACCAAACAACACGCCGTTCTAGCTCCAAGCAGCGCCGCAAGAAATATGCAGTGCCCTGGGTCAAGGGCTTTGTGTGAACAATACCCTGAGCCTCAAACAGCTCAAACAATTGAAGGTGAATTTGCTCATGAAGTCATGGCGGCGATGCTGGCCGGTCAACCAATTCCGCAAGGGGCGACAGACGAAATGATTGAAGGTGGGGAGTTGATGATTGAGGCTGTCGGCCAATACCTGCCTTTGCTCAGCGTTGAGTCTATGGTCAATTGCTCATGGATTCACGTTCAAAATTGGGGAACGCCAGATGCCTATTATTACGGGCTTGACATTACTGGTTCAAATAAAAAAGTTCTCAAAGTTTATGATTATAAGTTCGGGCATGACCACGTTGAGGTATTCGAGAACTGGCAGCTACTAAATTATGCGGGTGGAATTTTCAGCTGCAATTTTGGTGAAAATATGGATTTAGATGTCGAGATAGAGTTGGTAATTGTTCAACCCCGCTCATACCATAGGGATGGGCCGATAAGAAAATGGGCGTTAAGCAGCAAAGAAGCCCTCCAATACTTCCGCCTCCTTCAAGACAATTACAAGCTCAGCATCAGGTCTGACGCTCACACGCAGGTTGGCCCGGAGTGCATCCATTGCTCCGCGTCCCACGCTTGCCAGACCTTGCAAAAATCCTCTCAACGATGCGTCGAAATGAGCGGTGACAACACCCCATTTGATCTACCGGATAAAGTTTTAAGCCGTGAGTTGGATATTTTAAACAAAGCGATTTTGGTTATGAAGGCTAGAGCCAGCGGCCTTGAAAGTGAGGTGTTAAGTAGGATAAAGGTGGGTATCAATATCCCTGGTTGGCGAACTGAACAAGGTTTAGGTCGAGAGAAATGGAGAGTCCCAGTTGAAGAAGTCGTGGCTATGGGTCAAATGATGGGTGTTGACATTTCAAGGCCAGGTGCGCTCACCCCAAAGCAGGCAATCAAGAAAGGACTTGCCGAATCCTTGGTTAAACAATTTTCAGAAACGCCTTACGGAGAAATAAAACTTGTGCAAGACGATCTAACTAAATCAAGGAGGATATTCAAATGACAAGCACCCAATGCAGATTATGTATTGGGTGCAAATACGCCTTGACCGAAAGTGAATCCGACCCATGCTTCAAATGCCTTGATAATCCTGGGGCAAAATATTGGGAGCCAAAACCACCGGTAGAAAAGGTGGAAAGTCAAACTTTAAAAACTGGAGTGCTAAAAAGTGAGTGATTTTGCAAAAATGGTCAACGCCCTAATTAAGCCCGGAAGTAATATTCTCGATCAAATGACGGCTGAAAAAATTAACAGATTACATATGGCTGTCGGCATATCAGGTGAATCCGGGGAGTTATTGGACGCTGTTAAACGAGAAGCTTTTTATAACGAACCGCTCGATGTGGCCAACGTTATTGAAGAGCTAGGGGATCTTGAGTTCTACATGGAGGGTTTGCGTCAATCTTTGCATATAAGCAGGGAGTATGTTTTGGAGGAAAATATCAAGAAATTAGGTGTACGTTACAAGGTAATGACATTCACAGATGCAGCGGCTCAATTTAGAGCTGACAAACAAGCTGTTTAATTAAAGGAAAAAAAATCATGGCAAAAGTTGACTTCACAACACCAGTTGGCCGCTTACTGCAAGGGTCAGTTTACGAACCGCAAGACAAGGATATGAACGGGAATCCGTTGACCATTAAGAGCGGCCCGAATATCGGCAAGCCGACAGTCAAGTATTATTTCGCAATTGGAATCCCTAAAGGTCAAGAGCAACATTGGGCGCAAACTCCGTGGGGGGCAATTATCTACGCTGCTGGTCAAGCGGCCTTCCCTCAAATCTGCAACAATCCAAATTTCGCGTGGAAAGTAATGGATGGCAATGCTCCGACAACGGACAGCAAAGGTATTGTTCAGCCACCAAGAGACGATTGGAAGAACAATTGGATTTTGAGATTCAGTTCAAGTTTTGCCCCAAAGCTTTATAACAAAGATGGGAGTGCCGCGCTACTTGAACCTAACGCTATAAGGCTTGGATATTATGTGCAGGTGTTCGGCCAAGTGGACGGTAATAACACTCCAAGTAAACCTGGTGTTTTCCTCAACCACAGTATGGTGGCGCTGACTGCATTTGGTCCAGAGATAATCATTGGGCCAAATGCGAGCGCCGTTGGTTTTGGCCAAAATGTGACATTGCCTGCTGGAGCTAGTACAACTCCAATTGGTTCTTTTGCGCCCCCTGGTTTACCCGGGGCGAGTCCTGTGCCTTTTGTCCAAACCCCAGCCCCTTTTGCAAATGCGGGGTTTCCAATGAATTACGCTGGGACTCCCGCGACTCCACTTACTACTGCCCCTTCTGCGACCCCGCCCCCTTCTAACATTCCTCCAAATCCAGCTTTCTTGCAAATACCTGGTGGGGGAGCCGGATTACCCCCAAAGGCTCGGGTCATGCTCCCATCGGCTGGAGGGAACACTTACGAGCAAATGATCGCTCAAGGTTGGAATGACGCGCTGTTAATTCAACATGGGTATATGGCTCCTTAAAATGGGAATAATTTATCGGTTGTCTTTCCCAAACGGAAAAATCTATATCGGATTGACAGCCGGTACATTAACTCGAAGGTTGGCCAGCCATCGGTATTGTGCAATGAATGAGGACCGAATGTCTTTGTCTGCAAGCAAGAGGTGGGCTCCATGATCTTATTACCCCCTCCAATTTTAGTTTGCGATGTTGAAACATATAGAAACTATTTTCTTCTTATGTTCAGAAACGTCTATTCAGGCGCGATAACATATTTTGAAAGTTGGCCCGGTAAACCTCTTAGTGAACAGGATCTCATTGATATATCGAGAACCTTCCATATCAATGAGATTATCACCTTTAATGGAATAAATTATGACTTCCCAATTATCTCTCTGGCTCTGTCCGGGGTTAGCAATACCCTTATGAAAGACGCCTCCGATGACATTATCACCGGGGGCTTAAAACCGTGGCAGATAGCCGATAAGTACGGTGGCGTGGATCTGTCAGAATTTAACCACGTTGACTTGATTGAAGTTGCGCCGGGGCAGTGCAGTTTGAAGATTTACGGCGGTCGATTGCACTCCAAGCGGATGCAGGACTTGCCGATTGAGCACACGGCTATGATAACGCCTGAGCAGCGAGTTGAGTTAGTGACGTATTGCAAGAACGACCTGCAGACGACCATTGATCTATACCTTGAGATAAAACCCCAAGTTGATCTGAGGCGGGAGATGTCCAAGGAGTTTGACAAGGATGTTCGAAGTAAGAGCGATGCCCAAATTGCGGAGGTTGTTATCCGCTCTGAGGTTGAGAAGCGCAAGGGGTTGAGGGTGTGGAGACAAGAGCTTCACCCGCAATATAGCTTTAAATATAGAGTGCCGGATTTTGTCTCATTCCATGCCCCAGGTATGAGACACATCTTGGACATTATTCGAAAATGCGAGTTCAGCTTGAGCGAGGCTGGCAAGGTTGTAACCCCAAAAGCCATGCTTGATATGAGAATTAGAATTGGCCATGGGCTTTACAAATTTGGCATTGGCGGGTTGCATAGTTGCGAGAAGTCTACTTCCCATTTCGCTGACGATAAAACCCTTATATCTGACATGGACGTGACCAGTTATTACCCGGCTTGCATTCTCAACCAGAATCTATGCCCGAGCAATATGGGGGAGGATTTCATTGAAGTTTATCGTAGTTTGGTAAAACGTCGAGTTGCCGCAAAAAAGGCCGGCAACAACGTAGTTAACGAGACGATCAAGGTTGTAATCAATGGGTCTTTTGGTAAGTTCGGCAGTAAGTGGTCAATTTTGTATGCCCCCGATTTAATGATTCAAGTAACACTCACTGGTCAGCTAGCAATTCTAATGCTCATTGAGGCTATAGAGGCGGCAGGAATGCCGGTTATTAGCGCGAATACAGACGGCCTTGTCATCAAGTACCCTGAAAGTCGGAGAAGTGAACTGGAAGCGATTGTTAAAGCCTGGAGCATGTTGACCGGGTTTGACACTGAGGAAAGCCGATATTCAGCGTTGCTATCAAAGGATGTCAATAATTACCTAGCCATTGGATTAGATGGGAAGGTCAAACAGAAGGGTTTGTACGCATTTGTTGGATCAAAGAAGTCCAAGCTTGAGAAAAATCCAACAAATTTCGTCTGCGTTGAAGCGGTCATCGCCAAGTTGACGAAGGGCGTTCCTATCAGTCACACGGTTTATGAATGCAAGGATATTAAAAAGTTCGTTAGCGTCAAAAAGGTTAACGGCGGCGGTGTGTACGACAACGAGTTCCTTGGTAAAGCTGTGCGCTGGTATTACGCCAAGGGTGAAACTAGAAATATAACTTACAAGGTCAACGGCAATAAAGTTGGCCGGTCAGACGGATGTAGGCCGCTCATGGAACTCCCTGACCATTTGCCGGATGATTTAGAGCATGAGTGGTACATTAGGGAGGCTCAGTCAATTATGGAGGATTTAGGATGTGGCCATTTAGGTTAAGTGTTGATGATATGAAAGAAAAACTTGCCGGAAAAATAGCTAGGCGTCAGATTTTTAGCAAAATACATTATGACGATTTGGGGGAAATCGCAGACTTAGAGGAAGAGATTGCTATATTGCAGCACCGAATTGAAAAGTTAGAAAATAAAGGCCTATCGTGAGCGCGATCATCTATCAAACTACTGACATGGAAGCCGGTATTTTAAGCATGGCTTCTCGTAACCATAGGTGCGTTATCTATAAACAACATGCGAGCAATAAACCTATACGCATGAGGGGTAACAAGCTCAAAGAAATACCAATGAAGATAGTCAGGCCATGGGATAGCTTTATGGGTATCACCGTAGATAAGTGGAAGGATGAGGGTGGGGTCATGTTGTACCACCACGATCGATTTAAGATTTTCGTTCCACAGACAGAGGCCTTGTTCTTTATCGAGACTCCAATGCAATATCAGCAATTTGCACCACTGGCAGCGTTGGCATCGAAAGAGGTGATAATTTACCGACCTCCGACATGGAGCTTGCATGAAGATTATATAGCTCAGCACTACCCAACCTCAGAAGTTCATCACTCAGTTATGCTTATAATACAGGCCATGAGGGGTCGGCAGTTGAGCCGAAGATTGCAAAGCGCTTTGGATAAGTCTGGCTTCGACCCAGCGTCCACGGCTACATTCGAAGCATCAGAGATTGAAGCGATGACCGGGATTTCAGAGCGGCAGCTAAGGTTGACCTTAAAGTCACCTAAATTCAGAGGCAAGTATATAAGGTATCACTGCTATGAACCATTTTTCCCCCCAACAGAGTCGGAGCCAGACTTACTTGAATGCTATAGGCAAATTGAAGAAAACGAAAATATTTGGAATGACCAGCGGATGTTTAAATTTGACGCTCCGTGCCAAGGCCGAATTATTGGTTTTAAGAGGATGTTGGTAGCCTTATGCCGACGAAAATTTGTTAGGCGTCACCCGAATATCTATCTCGTTACTGTAGGCTATAAACCTCTTGATTATATGGTAGTTGACGCTCTGGCCAACGCTAGGCGGGGGGACTGGTTTAAGATGAGAAACATAGTTGACTTGTCCCCGGCGTACCCACTTTAAATAACCCCAAAGTAGACAATGATTGTTCGCACACTTGTCTACTAAACCTGCACGATATATAAATTAATCAGATAGAGCGGATTAAAATATCAATCATTGTCTACTTTGGGGTCACTCGTTGATCGCTGGTGGTTGAAATTCAATTTCTGCCCTAATTGATCTGATCCGTGGACTGTTTTGTTGATATAACTGATTTAACTCATTAAGGACTGCCAATTGACCGCCTCCGTTTGCTACAACTACGTCCGAACCACGCAATTGAATTGCGGCCTTGAGCTTGACTTCGGCCATAGCCGCACTGTCGAAACTCATAGTTGCCATATCGTGGATGACGTTCAAGGCCTCGATCTTATAGGCCCGCGTCAAATTATCAAGCTGTTCCCTGAATTGATCTTCCGCCATCCGGTTGTAATTTGGGTCACTCTTGACCGTGGCAATGGCCCCTACGAAACATTGAAGCTCCTCAGAAGACCGAATGTAGCCGTCCAATTCTGAGGCAGTGCAGCCCAGATAGCAGGCTGAAATGAAAATATCACCTTTGGCTTGAGTCAGCGCGTTCCGAATCGTCTCAACGCTGATCAAACCTTGTCGTAAAGCTTCTCTCATTGCTGCTTTCTCCCGTATTCATAAGCTGCTCCAGCTGACCTGGCGGCGTATGGGAAAAGGTGTAGATCAATTTCTTTTTGAGTTTTAGATGTTGGCGACTTCAAATGTTTTGCCAAAGCTTCAGCTACCTCAGGATTGTATATTGCGTCAGTTAAAATTTTATCACGAGTTTCATTATTTTTCTTGTTCCAGAAACGCATCCCTATGCGCGAAGCGGCATATTCAGGTGAAGCGAACCTGTTAGTTACCGCTTTAATGTCACTTATGGCTGAAGGTATCGATGTCCCAATTGCTTTGGACAATGGGTCGCCCATCTTTTCAAAAGCTAAATAGTCAGGTGCAGGTACTCTCCCGGCAATTTTTTGCGCATTTAGGATAGTTGCCAAATATCCAACGTGTCGTTTACCCATGGCTCGCTCAAGCGTCTTCTGATTAGTGGCCAAAAATTGAATAGGATCAGGTTGCTTAGAAACATGCTCCATCATAGCTCTAGATACAGCCTGTTTCTCCTCTAATGTCCTGGCTGACCTGACTATGGTGTCAAGCATCTTAGGCGACTTCATAGCTGTGGCCACCAAAGCTTCCGGGTTGTCTGAATTATAAACTTTGCTCAATGTACTTTTGGAAAACTCTCTTTGAGCGTCAATCACACTTTGCCTATTGTTCACCAAAGATTTTGTTGCAGATTCCACTGAAGCAATTTTTTTGGCAATCCAGGGGGTTGCCTCTAGTGGCTCCTTGTACGTCCTCAAGAATGTTTGTAGCGCGCCCGGATCAATCTTGTCATTTCTAACAACTTGTCTTGAAAAAATATCCATGACCCCATTTTCAAGAGCTTGTAAGCCAGCTTTATCCCCGCTCATCATGGCCAAGTATTCTTTGACGCCAGATGAGTCTCTTGGTTTGAAAACTAGATTTGAGAAAATCTTCGCATTTTCGTTGCTAGCTGTCGGCCCGAATCTTCCGGGAGCAACCATCTCACCTCCAACTCCGCGTTTAAAAAGGTCAGCATATTTTGTGCGATAAAACTCATTGGCCTGCTTTAGGAGGCTGCCGACTTGCCCGTATTGCGGACTTTCCATTTCAGCTATTTTGGTTTTAAGTTTATCGTGCAGCTTCCCGACCATTCTAGCCTGCTGGCCAGCCTCTGCGTTTCCCATTCTGGCAGCGGCTGAAAGAGTGGCAAAATCCTCCCCTGCTTTCTTGTATAGTGAGTGAAATTCCTCCAGAGAAACAATAGGTTCTTGAGGTTTGGCTCCACTTCCAACCCTCATCGTCCCTCTCCCCCCAGGGGGAGTAATTTCACGACCACGAGTAAGCCTCGGCTCATACCGGCGCAATATGTCACCAATAACCCCTGGTTTATCCTGAAAAACACTCCCTGACTCACGATTTATCGATGACGCCAAATCTTTGATGTCAGCCATGTTGACTTTCACGCCTTGGGCTTTGGCCTCATCATATGCCGCTTTGTATCTCTCTGAAGCTGAAGCTTTGGCTGCACCGGCCAACCGTTCTCGAACCTTAATTGCTTGTTCACCAGCCTGTTCTATATCACCTCTCTGGAAACCTTCAGCCAACTTTAACTGCTGGGCTTCAATTCTAGCCAACCCTGAATCTAGCTCATCGATTTTAGATTGCGCTGACTTTTTTGCACCTGAAAGAGCATTGATGTCAGGTGGACTGGGGAATCTTTTATTTGTTTGATTGGAAATGGCCTCATCGAGGCCGGAAGAACGACTCCTGGCCACATCCATCGTTTCAGGGTTGGTTGTACCATAATGTTTTTCGAGAGCTTTAACACTTGGAACATCCGTCATTCGTCCAAGTGTTAAATTCTCCTTAAACCCTGGAACCTTCGAGCTTATGTTTTTGGCCTCTTCGATATTCTTTATGGAAGTTGGCGTATTTATTTGAGGAATGAGTTCACCTGCCGCTCTGCTAGCTGTGTCTTTAGCACGTGCTTCTTCGCTTAAACCAGTTAAACCTAGCTTTTCTCCAACCTGACGTTTAACCCAGTTTGCCCCACCCTCAATACCCTTCCAAGCAAAATTAACCAAACCTGGGCCAGTCAAAGCTCCGACAAACTCACCAGTATCCTTCTGACCCTCAGGGGCCATATGTTTACCCATTGTTGCGCCCTCGCCGCTGGCAGCCACACTTACGGCTTCTTGCGCGGCTGTACTTAAAGGTTTTGTTGACCTTGACACAACGGCAGCGCTAGGTAAGAGACTCGTCCCTGCGAACTCAGCAATGTGACCGGCAACGTCAGCCCCCAAACGAGGTTTTCCGTACTGATCTTTCGGCACAGGCATGTTCGGCTCATAGTTGAAAATCTTAGGTGCAACCCTCCCATAAGCTGCCGTATTTGGCATTGACTCAGATTTTGGACTACCTGTGGCGACTTCAAGACCCCGTCTAAATGGAAGGGTTGCTACATCTCCGGCAGCCGCAATTACTCCAGGTAAAGCCGCGAACCCTTGTCTAAATTTGTTACCAACGTAAGGCATCAACGAGTCCTCTCGCTGCGTTGGCTGCCCAAGTTGAGGTCGCGTTGGTTTAGCTGAAGGTTGAATATCTTCAAGTTGCTGCATTGGAGTTTTTACGGGTTGAGCAACCCCTTTGCCGGACAATTGAGCCTGCAAAACTTCAAAGGCTTGATCCTTAGTCCCACCTTCAGGGGCGGTCACATCGTAAGTTTTACCCTCAGGGCTGGTGAATGTGAAAACTGGCATTATTTTCTTTCCGTAACAGTCCAACCGCCACCCATATCCGTAGAACCTTTACTTCCAGCCCATTTGCGCAAATCTTCAGTTGACATTTTTTGCTTTGACGATGTCTTTGGAGTTTGGTCTTCTCCGAATGAATTTGGTGCATCGAAGGCGTCAGGGTTCATCTTCATATGTTGGGCTTGCATTCGATATTTCGCATTAAGTTTGGCTCTGGCTGGAGCGAAAACAGTGTTTTCCATTTTATTTATCATATCAAGGACAATTTCCTTGTTGACGTCACTATAGTCGCCTTGAGTCATACGACTAAGAGCATTTGCCCCACGCTCATACATGTCCCCAAAGTTAGCGTTTGACACATAGAGCTGGTTTGTAGTCCTGCCAGCATTCATGTAGTTGGACAATATGCGCTGGATCTGAGGAGTGGATGCAGGACTAGCAGTAGCTATCAATCCGCGTATTTCTCCAGATTGACGTTGTGCTTCATCTATTGGAGCCATCTCCCTCATTTGTCTGTTTAGGGCTGAATTCATATTTCCTGGACTCGCCTGACCCGCATTCGACGCTCTGGTTTTTGAAGAGTTGGCGTTCGTAGTTGCAGCATCGGCCATTTGCTGTTTGATCGGTATTGTTTTGGCTCTGGTATCGATATTGCTATTTACGTCCCTATCTCTGATTTCTGCATTTAACTGCTTTATATCTAAATCTTTCTGCTTATTTTCAATTTGAGCCGCTTTAAATTCCGCTGCCACTTGCGCTAACTCTTCTCTCGCAGCCATATTTAAAGCTGGAGTTAAAGCCTCAAGATAATCTAACCACTTTTCTTTCGGGACACCTTGTTTTTGCAACTGCTCAACGGCTCCCTGCATAGATAGCCAACCCCCGCCACTCTGACCTCTAGCGCTTGTAGAAGGAGTTGATTTACCTGAATCTAAGGGCGGAGGTGCAACCGTTTCCCTCACCCCGCCGCCTGCTTCTGCGGCGGGGGTTTGCTGTTCTCGATTGATCGTTTTGTATGGAGGTATGACTTGATTGGCAGAACCACCGTTCGCAAGGTCAAACTCTCTCCGACCTTCCTCGGGAGGCAATCCAACATAATCTGGTTGCGCTGTTCTAAACAGCCCAGACTCTTGAGGAACGTTTATCTGAGGTGACATAGGTCTTGGTTCAGGCGGCAGCACAGGTTGATTGAACGGAATAACCCCCTGTTGAACGTTCGCAGGGATCATGGACTTGTCCCAGTTAGGGTAGTCAACCGCCCTTTGCATACTTTGTTGCATTGGAACAGAAGCTTGCCCAGGCTGTGGGGGAGTTGGCGAATTGGTCAAAAAATCGTATTGACCGGCAAGAATATTTCCGCCACCCCTTCTCGCATCAAGGAGACGATTTTGTTGGTCAATTTCCATTTGATGTAGGGCGGCCTCCTCGCGCATTCTCTGCGCACGTGCAGCCATAAGCTGTTCAGTATTAGCTCTTTGCTGATACTGATCCAAACCGTCAACCACACCTTGAGAAAAACCCGGTGGAAAAAAAGCCATAATTAACTCCTATGCGAAAGCGAACTCACCGCCTTTAAAATCATTTATAGGTCCAGCGACATTTGAGCCACCCTGACCCCCACCAGGCAGATTACTTAGCCATGACCCAGGGGTGTTATAGTTATCGATAAACCCCTGGCTACCTTTGGTGATACCTTGACCTATTTGGGTGTACATGTTGGCGTCAGCCGCATTCTGCCTGTAGTTGAACGCCTGCTGAGCTTGTTGAGCACCAGCCCCACTATACATATATGGGATGGTTTGCTGGCCGATATTCGCATACTGCTGATTCATACCACCCATATTCTGTGCAAACTGATTGGCGAAGGCCGCAGGTTGACCAGCAACATACTGCCGCGCACTGACTGGAATTTGACCTTGCTGTAGCATGAATTCTGGAATTTGACCAGCCGTGCTCAAAGCCCCGGCCATACTAGCCCCGGCAAGCCTACCCTGTGATTGACCAGCTTCGCTAGCTGCGTTCATGGCATTCAAACCCTGAGTTTGACGCGCAAGCTGTTGGTTTTCCCAATCGATATTGAAGTTGTTCATTGCTTGATCTTCAAGTCCAGCTCCATATGAAGAGTTCCCTAGACCCCTCGCTGCTTGGCCAGCCCTAACCTGATCTTGTATTCGCTGTGCCGTTCTCCCATAAAGTGCGTTCTGAGGATCAAGTGCGGTCTGATAAGTTTGATTGCCCGCATCGTAAAGATTTTGCTGCTGACCTTGGGCTGACCGCGCTTGATTTTCATACTGCCCTGCCCAATAGTTATTTAGGTCAGCCAAGTGACCGTATTGATTGGAGGCGTTGTTGGCTCCGCTCAAAAAAGGGTCATAGTTAATTGCGTTCAGTTCGTCGAAAGAACGTCTATAAGCTGGGTATACTTGGTCTGCTGTAATACCTGAGTTCGTCAACTGCTGACCTAAGGTGTCTTGCCAACTCCGGTCTGCAAAGTTAAGCCCCTGCGGACTATAAACGTTGCTACCGGCAATCTGCCCGCTGCCACCGTTTGTTGAACCGGCATCGCTTCCACCGCCAACAAGTCCACCTAACGCCCCACCTATAGCCGCCCCAGCCCCTGGTGCGCCAACTGTGCTCCCCAGTAAACCCCCACCTATGGTCAACACTGGCTTTAAAATGTTACTCAAAAAACCCATGATTATCTCCTCAATTCAATATTCTCTTTAGCCCATTTTTGCCAAAGAAGAATTGTCATTGCATCCTGTGCTGCCGGAACTACAGGGATGCACTCCTTGGCCTCAGAGACAGGGGGATTAACCTTTCGTTCTGAGGTGGTTTCATCAATTCTTCTGGGGGCATTGGGAACGGGGGGCAACTTGCGCTGACCGGAACCGTATTCGACGTGCACCCGAGGGTCGTTAAAATAATTACTGAGAGCATCGCGCAATTTGGTAGCTTCATCGTTAGCCTCGTTGGCAAGTTGTTGTTGAGAGATTATAACCTGTTTGGTCTTCGCTTCTTGCGCATCGCCCACCGCTTTCACGGTCAGCTTGTAGATGGCTAACTCTTCGCGACCAACGCTGAGACCCGCAAAGTACCCATACAGATACATACCTGCTATTAGAAATATCCCCCCGATGGCTAGGGCGGTCTTACTTTGCAGGGAAAATAAATTTATCATTTTGATTTTATGTAAGCCTCAAGGACTACCTTTTGCAAGTAAGTTATGGGAAAAGTAACGGCGGCTATTGTGGCCGCTGCTTTGATTCCTTGCATATCAATCGCGATGGTGGCTTCAGCGTACAGCTTAGCCCAAGCGAAAGCTTCCCATGTCATCCACAGGGTTGTGAACAAGACAAGTGTTCGCCTTATCGCTAGTTTCTTTTCCCAAACAATGAAGTAGTCGGCAGCTTGCAAATTCATCAATAACCCCTAATCATTCCAGCCAATCTCGTTGCTCTATCGCCAACCTGAGTTGCCCAAAGGCTATCCAACATCTCAATTGCAGCCCCCTCGTGATTGCCAACCTTCAATGCCGCAAGAAATTTTCGGAAGCCTAATAGCCCACCTACCCCAAGATTAAATGCCATATTTACAATGACCCGCTGACGTTCTTCGGTTAAACTTCTCCACCAAGGTAATCTCTCATCAAGCTCGGTCGTCACTTCATTGATGTCATTTTGAAGAATCATTCGAATGATAATATCACTGAGACCTCCACCTTTACGTTTGTCAATGAGATGCCCAACCCCTATAGTCCAATAGCCAAGGCTATCTTGATACGCGTGACTTACAACCCCTTCATCTCGAATTAATTCTTCTGACATATTGTAGATGTTCATAAACCATTCCCCCCGATCCTGTTTGCATTTATCAGAGCAACTATGCCAAGTCCTATGGCTGTCATGACAACGGCAACTATAACGCCAACCATTGAAGTCACACCTCTGTCAGTGGCTCGACGCATAGCCCCACCGAATCTCAGATCTTTACGGAATTCTTCAACTTTTTCAGGGTTATCTACGTCAACTCCAAGGATAGCAAAAACTTCCTTGACAGCCGCCTTCGCTATCCTTGAATCATGGTCGTGTTCTACATCCATCACATAGCCCTCTGCCAAGTCATATCTATCACATGAACCTTCGTTTCGTCAGGCAAGCCGATGGCTCTATAGAAGTTTAACTTCTGCGAAACCGGGTCAAACCTGAATCCAAAAGGGGTCTCATCCGTCATGCCAAATATATAGTTCCCGTTCGATCCGTCAATTATGGTTTTGAATGGATGTGTTCCGTTTTTGTTTGGCGGGTTCTGTATCTGAATCGCGGTAATTCCGTTGGTTTCAGTCGCTGACTGCATGTTCAAGCCGATCGTATTCGTTGTCTGCCTTGACTGGGGGAACTCGATATTCACACCGATAGCCGTTCCACCCGACACCCCTCTAATCTCATCGTAAACGTCGAAATGACCGCCTGCAACCCATGAGTTACCATTTTTAATAGCAGTGCCATGTACCGCAACACAATCATGCACCCCCCACGATCCAACCGCCCCTTTACACCTTGATAAAGCATAAATACTGAAGTTGGCTCCGGCAACACCATTACTCATGTCCATTGCAGTATCAATCTTGTATCCAGTATTTAAATTGTTATTTGCGACTCTATCCAGCTTTACAGAGTAATAATCTGAGCTGACCGAATTTTCAGCAATGGCGAGGTTGCAAAGTAAAACCGCTATTAAAAATAAACTACGCATTAATTGCTCCTTAAAATTCTCCAATTTGTTGAATCAGAAACCAAAGTCACCCATTTTCCAACCGTGGCCGGAATTATAGCTGTACCCGCCGCCCCGCCAGCCAGCGGTATAACATTGGCCGAAGCTGAAACAACAGTAAATGCCTGATAATTATTTAGTTCAATTTCCCTGCCAGGGAAAGTTGAAGCCAAGGGTAACGTCACGGTACAGGTAGATCCGGCTTTATTATTGATCAGCCAGTTTTCGTTTGCAGCAACAGCAAAATCAGCAGTCTTGACAACTGGTAGACCTCTCCCAAGACAACCGTTAACCCCGACAAGCCCTGTCGCTCCTAAATTTAATATCGAGCCAAACCCGTTTACTGAAAAATTTATAGGCAAAGGTGTGGCTGACGATGTACCTCTGCCAAAAGTTTGAATTACAGCCTCGGTCGGACCGCACGACATTATAAATGAATGACAGTTGCTTGCATCACTCGCATTATTAGCCTGAATTCCAGATACAGTCGCCGTGCCGTTAGGTAAAACTCCGAAATTAGAGTTGCCATTTAGAGTTGATGTTTGAAAGAAAAGCCTACTTGATATGGTTGCGTTTGAAAGGTCACATTGAACCCTTTGGTCAACACCTGTTATGGTCAAACCCCCAGGTAAGGTGACTTTACCGGTCACTGAGTCTATTATTAGATAATCGCTCAAACCTAAAACAGGGCTACAGCTTATTTTAAATTTACCCCCATCGGAATTATCAATTCCGCTAACCCATGATGCAACCCCATTTACAAAATATTGAACAGTTGGGTCCCCAGCTCCAGCCCCACCAACGGCAATTAAAACTGACGCCCCACTATTAGCATTGGTGTTATCTAGGTTAGCTACAGACGATCCGATGACTACCCCGGGGGCAGAATATTGTTGATATATGTCAGTATTTACGTAAAGGTTTCCACCAATATGAAAATCTTTGGTTATCGACCCACCTCCAGCCGACCTCAGTGGGCCAGTTATCGGACTGGTAGCATTTGCAGTATTGGTTACATAGAGTTCGTTAAAATTAAATATACCGACCCCAAAATCACGCCAAGATCCATCCCCACGCAAATAATGAGTTGTCAAATTTGGCGGAGTCGGAACAGCCCCGCCAACCGTGGATGACATCACTGGCAGGTCTGAATTTAACGCTACGGCTAAAGCTCCAGTTGACCCCTTCAAAACACCAGTGACACTTGTGCTCAAAGTTATGATAGCGGTGGTTGAAGGGTTAACCACTATGCCACTGAAACCGTTAGTTGAAGCTATGGTTATACTTGAAACCGTGCCACTACCAGCCCCCGAACCTGTACCCGCACCAAACCCATAAAAAACTGCGGTCCGACCGCCAGTATTTGGAATATTAAAAGTCGTACTTCCATCCCCAACACCCCAAATCGTCCCTATTTTGGAAAATAGGAGAGCATACCCAGTTCGACTTAGCGCGCGTCCATCACAGGGGAGGTATCCTGCTGGTGGAGTCGCACCCGCATAGTCGATAATTGAGCCTATTGGGACTGCGCTGGCCGGGGACGCATAGTCAATATCAGGTACAGCTGGACTCGTTCCGCCAGCCCCGTCCCCCTTTAGAACGATCCCCCCACTAGTTGCCGGACATGCACCTCCGTTCGTCTGGGATTGAATCCAGGCAAATAGGGACATGACCTGAGCGGCATCTTCAATAGTGCCGTTTTGCAGGTTAGTCGGGAAGGCGTTTATGATCGACATAAATTAGTCTGTATGGGAGTTAAAGCTGTCTGGGGAGTCAACTTTTGTATCATCAGAAGACTTGCCAGACACTTTTTCCTGTTCCGCCAAAATCTGCTGGTTAATGTTTTGGATCAACGGTCCTGCGAATTTATGAGGTATTTCTCCCAAAGACATATTGATTATTTGCAATTGCTCTTGACTAAATTTTAAAGTTACCATTTTTTTTTAACCCCTATGAATGAACTGGAATATATTTTGTCTGACCATCAATTATAACCTTCATCTTCCCAGCATATCCACCCAAACCTGCGGTAGACCACATGCTGTTTGAGCTGCTCAACTTAACTAAGCCACCGAGTGTTGCACATCCTGTTATATCCAACAGGGCTGCGGATGTGGCTGTCCCGGCAAATGTCATATTTCCAGAAGCGACATTTATTGACATCCTCAGAAGATTAGCATTTGTTATCTTCCAAGTGCCATCGAATTCGTCCAAATACGTTCTGACTGGGCTTACTGGGTCAACTGGGGAGTTAAAGTCAGAATTCCATAATATCGATTGAAGCCCTCGCAATCTTATGGCTGAACTCATGCGATATGCGGTAGTCGGATCACTTCCACCATAGTAATGGACTGCGCTGAAATCGATACCTATAGCTCCTCCAGCAGTGTCATGGTCTAAAGCATGTTCATCAAACTTAATCCCATATTTCCAGCCGCAATACTCACCCACTGTTGATCTTATCTGGGAGCTTATGATTATGGCCTTGGAATTGTAGTTGTATGTATTTGAGCCAAGCACCCCAGTTATAGCCGTCTGCCCATCGAATCGGTTTTTAAAGACTACGTCGATTCCAACCTTTGCATTAAGGTTATTGGTGAAATTACAGGCGGCAAATTCCCCCCCAACGATGTCACTTGAGAATCCAGCCAAATTTATAGCTTGCGTAACTACTCCGAAAGTGGCTTGAGAATTGTTGGCCCCAGCATACCCTGAGAATTGAGCGCCAACAGTATGAAAGTTGCCACCAGTCCTTGTAACGTTAGAAGCAAACCCATAAATTATATCTGACGCCGAACTTGAATACCCGCTGTACATCCCTGAGTCAACCCAAAGTAAATTTTGGGCAGCGTAAGTTGTCGAGTCGAAATCAGCAAAAGCAATCGAAAACCCAGAGTCGAATGCGTTTGAGCCAGTCCATGTATTATCTAACGCTAAAATCCCACTACCCCCGCTAACGGCAACAGCGTTGGCATTGACTTGATCTTTGATCCAATCAAAGATGATCATGACCTGAGCGGCGTCTTCGATAGTGCCGTTGGTTAAAGTCGTAGGGAAAGTTCCAATAATTGACATTTTTACCTCTGCAACGTATAGCCGGTTTTTTGAGTACGGAACTGTGCAGTTCCAATAGAAACATTTGCTGCGGCTAGAGCATTTACTTCAAGTGCTATTTTGTTAAACACTAGCGGAATTGGCCAGTAAACATCGTAAGTTCTCGGTTTATTCAGAGACGATTGCCACACGGACCCGTCACCCCATATATTCGAACCCCATGTTTTACCTGAAGCAGCGGTGGCTACAGTCGTGGAAGACATGAAGTCCCCCTTATCATCGTAGACAATTAAGTTATAAGGTATTGGCGCACCGGACGAAGAAAGCTCGATAGTGCATTCAATCACCTGCTTCATCTCCATCTCACCCATTTTCGGGAAGTCGGAGCTTTTAAGCTTAATGTTGAACGGCTGTGAATTATCCGTGTACAGGGTTCCTGTTCGAATGAATGGGTCGCTTCTGAACAGCTTTGCCCCGGACGCTCCGCCAGACAAAATAAAGTATGTTCCAGCCGAAGAAGCACAATCATACGCGAATGAATGCGGCCCGTTCCACCTCATTTTTCTGGTGTCAAACCAGTAATCAAAAGTTCCAAGCGAACCATCTATTACGCTGATCATACAAATTCTGTAGATGTTTCCTGCGAACGCGGCAGCCGTTCTACTCGGCACAGTGCTGTAGCCGAAAGGTTGCCTTAAATCAACTGAAGCTTTAGGGTTACCTAGATCTGAGGTTACCGGGGTTATCGATCCAAAAGGGCTGGCCAAGTAGCAACAATCTGGACCAGCAAAAAACGTACCCAAAGGACTCGGGACGATTGATCTTGGAGCCGCTGTCCCAATGCTCAACGATAAATAGTTTAAGGCCAACGATCCGGTTATGGCCGCGTCACCAGTTATTTGCCAAACTTGAGTTTCCTTGAATACCAACAAGGCGCTTACCACCCCGCCGGTAGTTGTCTGCAATGGAAGACCTGATAAACCGGTTATAACTTGCGAATCCCCAAGTGTGAGAGACTGATTGGCATTTGTCATTGTCGTTGGAACAAGGACATCGCTATAGTGTGTTTTATTTGAGCAGGAAAAATAAGCTCTGTTATTAAAATTGGCAACACTTGTTGGCACGCTAGGCAAAGGGTTAGTTGCTGTATTGGCGGAAGTATACGAAGGTGCAAATGGGTTTGTTATGTCGATCACACCGAAGAATTTTCCTGCTGTACCTGCATAGCCAGGATGAGTGATTATGATTTTAACGCCGATTACAGCCATCGTCGGAGGTATCCAAGCTCCTGATGAGTTTGGAGATGCTGGTCTGCCTTCGGCGTTACCGACAGTGCATCCGCTAACATTTATGAATGACGATGTTGCATGGTTGTAACAGAATGGTTGATCGAAACCAGCAGTGAGACCGGTTGCCACCATCCCATAAGTCATCGCTCCAATCGTAACTTGAAGGGACACAAAGCCTGGATTTATAAATCCTGCGAACGAAGTCAATCCATCCCCAACCCCTGGCCGGGCCACCATTATTTCGGGGTTAGATTGGTCAAATACAAGATTCGATAATTTCCTGCAAGCTCCTGGGAACACGTCTGTCGCATCGAAGGCGTCACACAAACCTCTTACCGTAAACCTGACTGGTATTGATTTTTCGATAGCCATAGTCTCACCAAGGGTCAGTTTTCGTTGACTTCAATCTCGAATTGGATCTGAACCTTCTTGGATCTAACGCAATTGTTTTCAAAACTTGTTGTTCATCACCTTCTGTTAATAAATGGTGAAACAACATCCGAGTGCAATCCCCTTCAAAGATAGAATATCTGCTGTCATCAGTTATCCGCATCATTCTCAAAGCAGTAGCGTGAATGAGGTAATCTTGATCTTCAAACCAAGGAATTGATTGGTTTGTCTCAGGGATTACAATGTCATCTCGCTTACACATAAACCTATGTGTAAGGGTTAGTTGTTGGTTTGACCTCGGGTTTATATACAACTGACCCGGCAGTTGATTTGCAACTGGACTTAAATCTGAAGTCCAAGTATTAGGGTAACTTGACGTTGTAGACTTGCTAGGTTCAGAGTCAAATTGAACCCTACTTGACGGCGTTAAGAAATAAGGCTCATCGTCAATCATGTAGAAAATATCGTATGTTCTCAGATAATTTAATGGTAGATTGAACGGCCCATTTGAATTTGCTGGCACGGATATTTCTGAGGTAATGCAATTAACTTTTAAATTCCTATGAGTGACCAAGTCTGCCAGGACAAGGTTCAACGCACGCCCACCTTGAGCTGTGAACCCAGGGCATTTGGCTATGGCCAATGCGTCAGCTACAATTTGGGCGGAAGTTAACGGCATCTTATTCTAATCCAACTTTTCGTTTTTGTTCATCAATGACAACTTTACCCTTGTCTATTTCTTCTTGGGCTTTAACCACGTTGTCCTGCATATTCTTTAAATCTAACTTCTCTTTTGGCGTTAGTTTAATACCATCGTTCTGCTTATCTACCAAACCCTGCATATGATCTTTCATGGCTTTGAACTGTGAAATGTAGTGTTCCCTTTTCATTTCAAGCTCTGGTATTTCCGCCCTTAGTCTTTGCCGCTCAATCGCCTCACTTAGTAAATCAAGACGTCTGTTAACAGATTCAATTGACTCACCATCATACAAATATCCAGTAAAATTGACACTCTTACCTTGCGGCAATGTTGCGTTAATTGTGAAACTTCCAGTTACAGCACTGGTTGAAGTATCTAATGGTTTTTCCATTTATTTATCACCTATCATAGTTGTGGGAGACTTCTTGCGACTGCTGTTGCACTCTTCATGCGGCTATCGAAGTAAGTATTGAACTGCTTACCTGTTGGCGTATGAATTGAACGCTCATGATCCCAACATCTTGCCACTCGGCTTTTAATGTCGGTTAAAGTTTGACTATCTAGTTCATAAGTCTCACCGTGGTAATACGGGAATCCATTGCTAGCCAGATGTGTTCCCGCGCCCTCTGGAAGGTTAATACTGTACATAAACGTTGGCAATTTGACAGTCTTAAATTTTTGAAACTTTACATCATTAACCCATGGGTTAATGCACACTTCAACGTCAACTGTTCTACCTGTCGGCTGCTCTTCTGACTGAGCGTAAACCAAACTACCACCGACCGCAACCTTACTTAAAGCCTCTGCTTCTTCCCTACGTTTCTCAGACAAACCAAGTTTTTCAGCCAAATCTTTAACTTGAGCTTGAAGTATTGCCAGTTGAGATTCAGTTGTTTTTTCTGCCATGATTTTTTTACCTCCGAAGCGATCATCTATCGCATCCATTTGAGTTTTAACTTTATTAATGAAAGCCATGATTTTATAAGGGGGTTGTTACACCCCCAGCCTTACTTAACTAGCTGTTCCAGCTGTGTAACCTCTGGAGAAAGCACTACCGGACTCAACCCTGGCCATAAAGGCCTGATTGAGAATGATGGTTCCATAGTGCATCTTCCAGGAGACAACCCGCGTTTGATTATGCGGATCTGACTTGTCCGCGTCCTTCAGGTAATGATATTCAACATCGTCTAAAAGAACTTGACCAAAAGCGTCAGTTCCAAAGAAGAATGTCGGATAAACAGTTACGCCGGTTGCAGGTGCAGACTGAGGTGTTTGAGCTACACCAATGCCTGTAAGAACCACAGTTGAACCTGAAGCCAATTGGGTTGCCTGCCCTGCCAGTGGGCCGGATGCTGGGCCGGAAGCGGACAGTGCCAAGTTTGTAGGAGATGTGGTCGTGCCGATATAAACACTGAACACGTAACCAGCCAAGGTCGGCAACGTAATGCTTATTGAACCTGTTGTGCCGGAAGCAATTGTCGATACTGTGGCAACTTGATATATCCGTTGTTCAACAGATGTTGCAGCTGGAGAACCAGTTACTTGAAGGTAATAACCTCCTGCTGCCAGTGCACCCCCTGTAGTCGATGGTGTTCCAGCACCAACCGTTGCAACACCAGTCCAGTACGGGATCATGTTGGATTTGCAAAATCTCGCACCACCCCACTCGCCAAGATCGTTGTTGTACAGGCGGTTAACGTCTGAATAAGCCCACGCTGTAGCCACGGTTGTATTTTGACGCATATCTTGGGCGACAAGAGGGTGAATCAAGGCGACCATGTGAGGCATTGCAGAAGGGCTCTTCGAAGCGTTTTTATACGCCTTGGCATCCTCCTTCATATCAACTCGTTCGTCCCCTCCAAATAGCGGAGCGCCATAAGTTTCAAGTGAACCAATTATTTTACCAACCTCAACAGGGGTTAGCACATCCGTTGCTAGAACAGACGCTCGATTGGCTTTGCTGTTTGCAAAGTTAACTTGAGTTCCGGTCAACAGTTGATTAAAAACGTTACGTTCAACTGTCTCAGGTTGTTGAATCGCTACCAGACGCACTGCCTGTTTAAACAGCGGATGCTTGATCGTCATATCCGCAACGTCAGTCACGCGGACTAAATCCCCCCATTGTTGGGCTACCGCACTAACTTGTGAAATAGTGATTGACTGCCCGGCTGACGCTACACCTTCGGACAAAGGCGCGTATGGAAGCGGCAAACGCTCATATCGAGTTGCCGTATAAGTGTTACCGGCGTTTTTATCAATCCTCAACGGTTGACCAAACTGATAAGCGACAAGGTTACGTTGAGACAGCCGCAAAACTTCGTCTGCAATGTGCAACTCAATATCGTTTGCAATAGTCTGAGCCACCGGTGCATAATTTGTAACCCCAGGGGATGCGTAGGCGATCACATGGCCGATAGCCCAGGTCAAGCTAATTAAGAACATTTTCTTCATGATAATTTTCCTTTAAATGCGAACATTTTCTAAACGCTTCGCCCGAGCTTCCGCCGCCGACAACTTTCCACCAGACGTTGATATGTCTGACCTGGCGTTCGTAGGCGTACCTCGAACTTGGCTTGTTTTCCTAGTTATCGCATCTACTGATTTAACTTTACCTTGGAGCATATCTTGACCAACTATGAAAGCTAAAAGCCTTTCTCTACTAGCATTCTGGCCTTTGCTACGAAGATCTTTCAGCAGTTCTTCGACTTTCGGAGCGTACTTTTCATATAGTTTAGGTTTAGATATTTTGTAAGCGTCGAATGAAGCTTTATCCGATAAGTCCTCCGCTCTGTGCAGGGCGTTTTGGGCTGCCAGGTTCGCAAGCCGCGATTGCCTAGCAGCTGTGACAGAATACTTTTGCCAAGAATCGGCATTCGGATCATTTAAGACTTCTTCCTCTTGCTGCCAAATTTGTTGCTCCCGCGTAGGCTGTGAACTTGCCGGAGTACGTCTAGCATCAGCAAGTTCAGCCTGCGCCCTTCGAAGATCCTCCTCGGCCCTCTGTGACCGCTCCCGCAAAGATATAATGTCCCTTTGGACTCGGCTTAAAGGTTTCGCCGGTTGGCTTTCAGGTTGATAATCGTCAGCAGGTTCTTCACCGCCAGAGTCATCGTCAGCAGGTTCTTCACCGCCAGAGTCATCGTCAGCAGGTTCTTCACCGCCCTGATTATCTTCGATCGAAGGTAAAAAATAACTCAATAATAATGCAATAATATTTTTAAACATTTACTAACTCCTTTGTCGGTTACGCCGATCTAGCGAAAGTGACCCATGACGGGGGTCAAGCGATGGTGATATGAATTTTTTTAAAGCTTTAATCCTAATGTTATTACTTGGATGGTATGGACCCTGATTACACCTCCTAATAAACCTGATTAAACTTTCAGCATGACCTCTAACGCCAGCGTAATTATCGGCCTCCAGCTCATGTTTATGGCACATATTTTTCAACATGAACGGGAACAATAAAGCCAATATTCTTTTTTCAGTATGATGAAGTTCACAGTGACCTTCTTCGTGTGCCAAAACCGCTAAGGCTTGATCCGCTGGCAGGTTATTGAATCTTACTCCAACATAGATCCGTTTAAACCACAGAAGGCTAAAAGATCTGGCCACAAACGATCTTTTGCTTTTAACTATTTTCATTAGTTAACTCATACCGTCTGATATAGTCTTAGCTTGCGGCGCATATGCTGGCGGTGGAGTCTCAGGTGGAGTCTCAGGTGGAGTCTCAGTATGCGCCCCGTGCTCATCGCAATTTTCATCACAACCTATGGCGTGAATTCTAGCGTTCTCAATCTCATCTAAACTTTTCTGCAAAGCCGCCATCCGTAAATTGTTTATCGGGGTGTCGGGGTTAGGTGGTGGTGAAGGGATTCCGAACCCCTGATTGTCAATTTCCTCATTCAGTTTTTTGTCTAAATAATTGATAAAATTAAAAACGTCACTGTTGGATTCATGACCTGTTTCCATAGCCAGTTTTCTAACATAGTCAATCGATAATACAGGTTTCATTTTAATTTCCTAAAAAGATCTTCTTTATCAACCGATGCACCATTTGTATCGGCTGGACTCTTATTTACGTCAATCGATTCTCTATTAACTGAATCAAAATCAGACATTGCCCCAACATTAACTTGCATATTACCGCCAAGTGCAAGAAGTTGTCTAGTCAACCATTCACTATTTACCAAATCCCCATTTGCCTGTAGTGGAGTTAGAGGTAAGACAAGCGTAAATGGTCTAGCTGCCAACCCGTTTATTACCCCACCTTGGCCAACCATCGTTCCTGTGGCGACATGTTTCTTTACTTGTCTGGCCACACCTACGGTTGAAGCCCCTTGGCCGATTAAAGTCGAGTTACAGACATGTCTAAAGTATTTCTTTGATGAGCCGGATATTGACGCCCCAACTCCTGTTAAATAACCCGTGCAAGCATGAGTTGTTGCTGCCCCAACTCTGTTTACCACCCCAGACGTTAAAGCCCCCGTCCCAACAATAACCCCAGAAGACGCATGTTTAGGGTAACGTTTTGAGACACCGTTTGTTGAAGCCCCAACCCCTGTTAAGACACCGTTGCAATCATGTTTTACAGCATGAATAGAAGTTCCTGCAACAATGGCCCCTGAGCCAATTAAAGAACTAGTGCAAATATGGGTTGTCCCGCCAGACACGTTTACATAGTTATTGCGCTGTTGCGGGGCGTAAATACTCCACGGATTATCTAAAAGATATTTTTTATCTTCATCCGATAATGCCACGTTAAATAGTGGGATGTAGTACATGCGCCCATCAAACTGAGTTGCACCATCTGATCTGCGCGCAATCCAAACTGCCGCCCCTGCATCAACGCAAGGCCCGGTTGTACCTGATTGAAGAGTTGATGATAGGGATGTTTTAACTCCGTTTGCAGTTAACGTTGGCGTTGTCTCGACTAAACCATTTGGGCTAGATACTACAAGTAACCCTTTAAATCCAGCTGAAACTACAGAGGATGGTGCGTATTGCTCTCTAACATCAAACGCTTTTGCCCGTATTAGATCAACATCACCACTGGTGGCGCTCTGCCCTATTCTAAGTTCGTATGGGACATTTGACGTAGGAGATGACCCCTTACTGATTATTGGCGTATAATTAGTAAGGGTATCTACTTCGATATATGCAGCTATTGTGATCGCACCTGTTACTGCATATGCAGCGCGATGAGTGTATTGCTGGTTAATAGTACCAGAAAAGTCAGCAGCTAGCCCTTTTGATGTAGGTACTGCGGGTAGCAAACTTGCTTTATTAGTTGCAAAATCCCCAGAAATTAGCTCTCTAGCCTGCCTAACATCGAACAGCGCGACTAGACCTTTTTTAATCCAATACGGATTTGGCCCAACACCAGGCGGGGGCTGGAAAGTCCACGGAATACTACGCTTAAGCATATCCTACGCAGGGTATGTTATGGGGGTGTACCAACACTGCCCACCAGCATTTGCCGTTGTATTTAATGCTTGGACCATACTATGCGTAGCGAAAGCCCACCATTTTGCTGGCATCACCCCCCCAAAGAATGGGGATAAATTAATTGGAGCAAATTCGTACACTCGATTCGCCGTTGTGTCTGTATCGATTGCGGCGACTTGTCTCAAAATAGCCTGACGAATACCTGCGCTAGTTATAGTCGCAGCTTTAGACGTTCCGTCAAACACATCTGGATATGTTGGGGTGTCGTTTAGAATCCCACCAACATAGACAAGTATTTGCCCTGCTGTCGGAGCAGTATTATTGGCCTTAAACCTTCCCGCGAGCAATACATCATTCGAAGCATTGGTTATTACCGCCGATGCTCTACCCGCTAAAAAAGAACTGCTAGATGCCAAACCATCTAGGTCGGTTGTTCCGAAGACTGCTACCGCAGCGCCGTAAACAGGGACAAATCCAGTCATGATTCACCTCTTATGAATTTCTTGCAAAATAAATATCTTGCTGTGAAACTAAACCTTCACCGTTGACACCCATTGTTGAAGGGGAAGCTGTTGTTCCTTTCCCCGAAGCTAAGAGTTTTTCGAATCTAGTGGCAAGTCTATACCCATGAAGATATATTGCCGCCCTGACTGCCAACATTGGAGCTGTTCCAACCCAGGCGGCTTCAATTCCAGCTCTAATGTTTTGTTTTGAGAAATCCAAAACACCTAGTCTTGTCATCCAATCCCATATTCTAGCCTTGCCAACAGTCAGGTTATCAACTTGAGTCCAATCCATACCGTTTTTCATAATTTCGTCTGACGGAACATTAGTCCGCCAAACGTAATACGGCGGAAAAGCCGTCATGTTATATAAAGCTTGAACGGCATAAGAAGCGTCAACGTCAGATGTAGCAGAAGTAATAGTATTGTCGGCCATTATGTCAGCCTTGAGCAAAGCGTATTGTTCTGGGTTTAACATGATTTTCCTTTAAGCAGGCAATGCAGCGTAGGTTAATGAGGTAACTTGCACTCTGTCTCCAGCCCCGATAACAAGACCGTTTGACATATTTATGTCACTTCCGCTAGCTGCTACTGCGCAGTGAATATGTAACGTTCCGCCAGATGTTTCCAGAGAAGCGTTGGCTACAGGTGAAGCATTGCCCGTGGCGTTGGCATCGTCAGCAATAGCGTTAGCTGTCGCCACCCCTGCGCTCGATGCACCAAAGGCAGTTGCCGACAATGCGCAGGTTGCCGCAACAGCCCCGGGCGCACCGATAGTTCCAAACAATCTAAACTTTAAGTTACCACTAGCTCCTATCAGAGCCGTCACTGCGTTGGTCGCTGCATCCTTTGCTGCTGTCGAATGAGTCGTTGACATTTTGTGAATCCTCCGAATTTAAAACCTTACCCACCATATTAAACGTTTCTTCGACGCCTGTCTCTACCCTTGTAACCTTTACGGTAAAATGCAGTTCAGCCGGTTGTCCAATTAACTTATTATCCACGTCCTGGCGCGCCTATCATTTGGTCTTGTTGAATTGCTCCTGCTGGATTCTGGACTGGTCTTTGCGGAGCTGGTTGCGCCCCTAACCTTGGCGTCCCAGCGACACCTGGTCCAGCACCCCCAGGGATACCCGGCATACCTTGGCCTGCCTGATTTTGAGCCATACCCATGGCCATTTCCCTCTTACGCTGCATTTGCATCATATGAGCTTGCATGTGAGTCCTCATTAAGCCAGTTGGATCCCCTGTTGCTCTGGCTGCTTGTTGATGCTCAGATAAATGTTGCATATCATCGTCGGCCTCATGTACGTCAACCATTATTCCATTTTCCATCATCTCATCTTCAACTTCTGGCAAAACAGAGTATTTGTTTCGCTCATCAATCAAAACTCTCGAACCTATCTCTACCCCAAAAACATTATTGACAAGAATTTCTAAGATTGGAGTTATGTCAAGCTTTCTACCGTTGAGTTGCTGTGGTGGTATACCACGCAGGACGTTCATCGTGGCTATCTGCTGCTGCATTAACTGCATACTCATCACGAAGCTAGTTCCAACCCACTGGAATGAATATCGCTCACCCCATTGCTGTGGAGGAATAGTTGTCATTGAAGCCTGAACTCCAATTTCACCCATTTGCAAAACAGTTAGATCCTGCTCCCTAAATTGCGTGTCGTATTCGAAGATTCGCTCAAGTACCTCATTCAGAATTTCCTCCTCGAACCGCTCCGCGTGATCGATAACTGAAGTTGATTGCTCCTGCATTTGCGCACCAACCATAGCGTTATTTTTTCGCCCAGGTGAAACAGCCCCCATCATTCCCGGATTAACATCCATCGACTCAAATATTTGAGCCTTTATGGCTCCACACATCCCCATCGACTCCTTCCACAGTTGTGGGAACTGCTGGAATTTTGTACTGTTCGGATCACATGGCCACACTGCGGCTAAACCAAATACCATCATTGCGTAATTTGGATTCTTCTCAGGGTCGGTCATGACGATGGGTAACAAGGAATATTGGGCTGAATCTTGACCCATGTTGAAGAAGTCGTTGAGATTCCATTGAAGCGTTTTGACGGCCTCAATCTTTGAGATACCATTGAAAGACCCAGTTATTCTTTCCACTGGAGCCGAAATAATCGGGCGCTTTTGCCCCCATTGCGGAGCCTTAATTATCCCTAAGATCTCGCTTTCCCCGGCAAAATACACGTAACACAGATATTTCTTACCATCTTCTAGCTCAAGCCGAACATGAGCTTCGTAAACCAACGCGAATTTGAGCGTACCAATTGTTTGAATCCCAGCTTGATGCACTGCTTTTTTAGCAGGGGTATATTCGTTGTCATCTTCTCTCGAACATAACCAATCTGCAATTTCAGACTTTTTGTCAGCCTTGTCTATGATAAAGATCCCATCTTCGATCATTTTTTCAACTCGATCTTTGGACATTCTCAGCTTAATGCAAGATATTTCCGCATCTTCGATGTCACAGACTGTCGGTGGAATTACGGCTAAATCTTCTGTAGCAAAGTCAGTTATATCTGGACCCTCATCCATAACCTCATGATCCTCGGACTCCTCCCGTTCCTCCATCGGATCTATCAACTCAACCGATTGCCCCTCAACTGTCTCAATGAGTGGGTTTTGTTTTATCATCCCTGAAACCTGACGGTAATTCTTCTTCCAGTCAATGTAAATATTCCATTGGCCAGTGACGTCACCTGAAACTAGGGTAGATCTGCATATGGATTTAAGTTTTGTCTTGCGGATGTAGTGTTCCAAGAGAGCCATTTGAGCTGTGGGCTGTTGATCCGAACTTCCAACGACTTCGACATGCTTATATTTTGAGGAAAATAGCTGCTTTAGGGCGCGCTTACACCTAGCGTTAACTGAGTCCCTGACGATTGGGGGATAGCACTCAGAATTACCGGCGTATCGCTGATTTTCATCGGTCTTGGCATTGTAAATATTCCAATATTCAGAAATATTATCGTCAGCACCCTTACGGTTTCTATACGCCATTTCAATTTGAGGGTATAGCTTAGCGCACTCTTTGAAAATATCGCTATTTTGGTCTTCAGCGTAATTTTTTATTGTGACGCTTTTGTCTTCTGAATCTTCTTTTGTAACAGTCTTAGGTCTCTTGGCCATTATTTTTTCCCTGGCAACGCACTCAAGTATGGTGTACCTGTAGAGTTTATCGCATTCGTCTTGTTTGCAATAGAGTTATCGTGGTGTGATAGCGCATAATTTAGCGTTTCAAGACCCTCCATGAGCGTCCTTGACGGCCCGTTTTCAGGGTCAGAAGCCCGTTCTCCTCCAGATTTTATAGGGTAATTATAGCCTCCCATGATAGCAGATAAGGTGTTATGTGCCTGTCGATCACACAGGAGCATTCTCCGGCCTCTCATCTCAGTCCTTATCAGCGGCGACAGAGATTGTCTGGACATAATTGAGTGCTCGCCCCTCCTTGGCTGTAATTTGGCTGATTTTAGGGCGGCCATGAGTGGATTGCGGCCAATCTGGTCGTAAATATCTGCCGGAACCCATGCCGATATGCGGCGCGCTGGATAAACCGCCCTGACAAGGGAGATTATGTCGGGGATGCTGTCCGAAGGCATTAGCGGAGATACCCAGTCGGCTAGAACAGTCATGGATCTACCTTTGACCGATACCAAAACAGCCGTTGTTTCGTTATTTGTCGAGTTACATCCAAGCAGCAGCTCATCGTCGCGCCCCGGCTCTGAATTTTCAGCAATATTGCTCTCACCGAAGTCAGGATATATAACTACACCTGAAAATACCCTCAGAGAATAGGCCAGCGCGTTGATTACGTCTCGCTTGCCAGATGGGAAGTTAAGAAGCTGGCTCACAAGCTGTGGATGCTTGGCTCGGCCTCCAACAAGGACTACATCCCCCGCTTTGAAGAATGGCTCCAACCCCATTATGAACTGAGCTTTATCCCTGTCTTGAGGGGCGTTGACAGGTTTAATGTCGAGTTGCTGGCCGGTCATGAGTCCCATTGAGCGAATTGGTTGCATGAGCCAGTCATCCAATGAGTTTTTTTCAATTACCGCCCTTGCAAAGTCATGTTTTCGACTCAAATTGAAGAGACCAGCCACTATTTGGTCAGGTTGCCAATACTCCGCACCAGACTCATGGACGTAGATTGTTGTTCCGAGTTTGCTAACTGTTACGTGGCCGGTTTGGTCAGACTTTTTAACCTCAACCGTCCTGGCCGGGTCCATTATGACCACCTTGGGGCTATATGTTTGCGGAGCTACGTCCTGGAACCTAAGCATCTCCTCGGTGAAGGGTTTACCTTGTGACCCGGACGCTACAAGCATGTATTCCTGATTAAATTCACGAAGCATCCCCTCTGCGCTGTACTGGTCCCGCTTCTTCCGAATCCACTCCATGGGGTATCGCTCCTCCCAAAGACTTTTAGCCTGAGGGTCGTCAATATCCCGATCACACAGGGGGAAGCGCCCGCTGACCCAGCTAGCCGAAGCCGAAGCCCTCCTGACCAGACAGTCATCGGCCAGTGGAGTGCCGGTCATCCTTATGCGACCACCATCCTTGTCCATGGCCGGTATCAATTCAAGGTGAATCTTCTTCCAGTTATGATCTACCGTGGCCGTGTCCCGAACTGAAGACTTACTCTCTATGTCATCAAGGTATGCCCGGTCCGGTCGCATGTCGTGGTGTTTGAATCCACGAATTTCTTCTTCCCACCCGTGCGCCTCAATCAGAACGCCGTTCTTTAACTGAATTTTGTTCTCACTCCAAGTCGGCCCTTTGAGGTTTCCAAACATTTGGGTCAATTTTGAGTTTGTAAGGATTTCATGCTTCATCGCTTCGATGCGCTGGCAAGCCTTGGTGTATGTCTCACCGAAGATCAAACAATACTTAAAATTGCCAAAAGCCCCCTCCATCAATAGGAATTCTTCAGACAAGGTGGTTTTCGCCCCTTCTCTGAACGCCTCGATCACAACCAACTCATCGCTTGCGCGCCACATGTCAATTATGGCTATGTGGAATGCCGGACTCGCTTGCTTGTGCCTATGTGAGAATAGCATCGCCGACCCTAGGGCGCGGTCTTCGTTTATCGATCTAAGAATCAGTTCATTTGATAGTGACATTGGGTGATCGCCTTTTTTATAACCAATAGTTTTGCTCATGGCAGCTTGTGTGTCAAGTCCATATGACTTATATAACAAATAAATAATTAACCTTTTTTCATATCGCTGACGGAGCTGGGGGTCGCCCCCAGCAGCCCCCGCCAAAATTTGGGTAAAGGTGGGTCCCTGAGTTTCACGAGCAAACTTTGGAGCATTGGCCGCAAGTGGTTGATTTTCTACACGATTTTCCCACAGACTTATTTAATTGTTAAAGAATTAAGGCCACTTTTGGAGCTTGCGGTGAATCTTTTTAGCGGGCGTTCTGGGGGGTCGGGGC